CACAAAATGAAAGCGAGGTAAAAATGATACAAGTCAAATTATACCGGGCACACGTTGAACTGGGCGAATGCCACGAGGGAGAGGTGTCGCTGAAGATTCTGCAGGCGGGTATGGGATCCGAATGCGTATCGACTTTGCTAGATCTGGACCACTTGGACGCACTCATCGCTGCTCTGCAAATACGGAGGGACCAACTTAAAATCCATCTTATTCCGCCCGTGGCGATGAGTCCTAAAGATACCTGCGACCACCAATGCGCCGTCCATATGCCCGCTAAAGGCAGGCCGTCCAGTCGGATGAGTTGCGGCGCCCCGGCGGGCTCACCTAAGCGGCCAGGAAATAGCCGAACCGGGGGGAGTTCCGTGGATAATCTTACCTCGTGAAGCCTTGCCGGCCCGAACAGGTTGCTACGGTCGACGCGAAACCCCCTGATTCCCGTTCCCGGCGGGCTGGCCAGGTCGGTTACGACCCAGGCGATCATTACGGCATACTGAACTAATCCCATTCCCATTCTGGATGGTCCTTTCTGGCCTGCGCCAAGAGTTCGGCGTCCAAATCTTGCAGAACCTCGTCGGCGGCCTGGTCGGGGGTGGGCTCGAGTTCGGCGGGAACCCCGATCAGGTCTATAACAGGTTCTTGACGTCTCCATAAATCAGGATCACCGCCAGAATTTAGAGCAGGAGCGTCAGGAAGACTCCCCCTGGGCTGGATTGCCTCCATTTTGTCGGCAACCTGTCGTAGAGAGCTGAAGCGATCAGGATGGCGGGCGAGATTCTCCTTATCCTGAGAAGCGGCAACAATTTTGGCAGCAGGCTTGACGGCTGCAGCCAAGACTGGCTCAAGGAACTTGTCTTCGAGCCAGTCTTGGAACTGTCGAGTCAGTTGCTCTACTGTTGGTCCGGCTCCGGCTCGGGCTTTCCCAGTCCGGTCGCGTTCATCATTGCGTTCCCGCCACCAACGACCAGATCGTCCATGTTTCCCGGCAGGTCCACCGAAATGGTGATAGATGGTTTCATATACATTTTTTCGGCCTTTAGAAAGAAGTTGGTTCTGGTTTCTCCGTTCTCGTTTACGGTGCGATACAGCTTAAAGTTTCCTTCAGCGGTTCCGCCGACAGAGTCGAGAGCCTTGTTGATTTTTCTAACGATTTCCACGGTGTTTGCTCCTTACTTTTTTTGCTTGCTGGGCGGCAGCGGGGGCGGGGGAATCTTCAGACCTTTCGGCCAGTTGATGGTCCCCAGTTGGTAGTTCACCCATAGGGTGGTAAAGCGGTTGGGGTCCTGGTCGGCCCAGGAAATGTAGGTTTTGAGGTCGGCCAGGGTCCGGAAGACCACGCACCCGGCCGAGCCTGGCGCCCACTCCCGGTTGCCGTCCAGGTGGAATTCGATGGCGCGGACCGGCTCGATGGTCTGGCTTGTTGGGCTGTCAATTTTGGCGAATTTGGCGCCGTAGTTGTTCCAGCGTCCCGAAGCGAACAGGATGGGACCGAGCGGGTAAACCCCTTCCGGCACCGGCTCGAGTTCGCCAACTACCTGATCGGCTCGAGTCCGAAGGTGTTGGCAGTGGGGGGCGCCAGAGTTTACGACCAGGCGCCCTATGTGGGCGAAGGTTGCTCCCCGGCGCTCGAAGCAGTCCAGAAACATTGCCCACAGTCCGGCCTGGTTGCCGGCTTCCGGCCCGAGTTGCTTCCAGAGCGTGAGCGTCAGGAATCTTTTAGGATTTTTCACGGGGTGCCTCCAGTTTTTGAAGTTTCTCGGCCAGGGCGTCCGCCAGATGGTTTGCGGCCTCCAGCTGGGCCTGCAATTGGGCGACCTGGGTTCGTTGGGTGTACTCGAGCGCGGATAACTGCTTTTCCAGGCCAAGCTTTTCCGCTTCCAGGTGAACGATCAAGCCTGATTGGCGGTCGATTCGGTTGGCCTGGCGCTCCGAGCGCTGCTCGGTTTCGGCCAGGCGCTTGGTCAGGATTTCGAGGTTTTTCGTCTCTAGGGCGTCCTGAGCGGCGTCCTTGTCTACAAGCGCTTTGTCTTTTGCTTCGCGTCCTCTTGCCCACGCAAAAAAGCCCCCAATAATGGCGGCCGCGGTGCCCAAGAGTCCTTGCTTTTCCTCTGGCGTCAACGGTGCTGCCTCCTTCGCAACATCTCCAGGACTGATCCGATCAGGTATCCCAGGATAAATCCCCCGCTGGTGATGAGAAGTGATCTCATACTACGGCGCTGGCCGTGATTTCAAAGGACCCCTCGGCGGCCGAATCACAGTTTCCCTCTCCCTCGGCGCGAAAGGACCAAACCCCCGCGGCCTGGCCCTGCGTGTCGAAGTCGCAAGACCAGACTCCCAGGCTCTGGCGCGTGAGCGTTTGGGCTGGGCTGAGGGCGGTTCCGTCCGGCTTTTTCATTGCCAGGGTGACGGTCGTGGGGTCGGCATAGGCTCCGTTTTTGAAGAAGCGGGCCTCGATGGTTACGATGTTGGATTTGAGGACTGAATACACGGCGGAAACCTCCACTTTTGCCCGTTCCGACAGGCTGACTTCGGCCCTGTTCGGGCACGAAAGGTAGATGTCGGCTCTGTTTTTGGCGAGCATTGTAACTACGCAAAGACCCATGTTGGCGGCCCCCCAGGAGCCTGCCCCCCAGACTGCTAGACTCCAGATCATTCAGTGTTACCTTTCACTCGGAGTTAAAGGCCGGGCTTGGCGGCCAGCGTGGCCAGCGCAACCTCCACGGATTTGCCCTTAGCCATGAGTTTTTTCACCTCGACCGCCTTGGCTGTGAGGGCCACCGCTTCCGCCTCTCGTGCTGCTGCTGCTGCCGCTTCCTGGGCTGCGCGTTGCTCGGCTTCTTTAGCTTCTGCAGCGGCCTTCTCGGCCTGCAGAATTTGCAACTTGGTTTCGAAAAGCGGGTCGGCTTCGTCGAGTCCAAAAGTTTCGATTGGTTCCGGTTCGTCGATTTCTTCGGTAATGGCGTGGTCTTCTTTTTTGATTTGGGAGTGATACCATTTGCCGTCAGTGTAGGAGGTTGAGATTCCTCCGAATTGGTCTATTTTATCGGCGGGGACTGTGAATCGCACGAGGTAATCCGTCTCAATTTTTGCGCGTTGCACCTCTACCGCAAATTCCTCGACTACACGGCCGCCTGCGTCAGCAAGTTTTTGCAGGTCGAGGAGGTCGCCTGGGAGGATGTGCTCGACTTCAGAGTATCCTGTGATGATTGTCTTCGTCGCCATTTTTATGCCTTCCAAATCTTGCTAAAGCTGCCCATTTTGCCAGCGTAGGAACTGCCGCCCTTGAAATACAGCACCCCTGCAGAGATGTAAACTCCGTATTGTGCTGCGCTAGGACTTGAGGAGTTTACAATGTTCGCGTTTACGGTGCCGCCGATTTTATCATACAGAGACACTGTTCCGGCCGCGTTGACAAATACCAGGCAGTCGTCGATTGTGGTTTCGCTGATTTCAACCTTTGCAGTGTCTCCGGTTGCCACGGGGCAAAGCGCGATTGCCGTTGACGCCGCCCGCGTGGACAACGGCGCGAATTGTTGGTGAGCGCCGGGGTAGGTGGCGTGGCCTTTTCCACAAAGGCTTAAACCAGACGCATTTGACGGATCGTTGGAGGGATAGGCAAAGATATTTATGTGGTTATTAGGGGTAGCCCATCCGCAATTTATATTAAGATTCCCACCTGCGTTGGCGTAGATAAAGTCAACGCCCAATGAATCCGCGTGAGACCCGGTCTCATTTATCCGAAATCGCTCAACCACGTCTTTATCAAAAAACGAGTGCTTTGCTCCACTTGCGCTGCCGCAATAGTAAGATGCCCAGCCTTCTGCGCCACTGCGAGAATTGCCGTAGAAAATACCGATAGCACCGTTGGACTGAGCGGCACCGCTACCACCACAGATATTCACCTGTCCGGTATCGTTGAGTCGTTGGACATTGCTCCCGGTTAACTGGGTTCCGTCCACCGTCGTCGCGTTGAGCGTGGAGGGGATGTCGGAGGCGGCTAGTACCGATATTGTGCCATCCCCGCGCACTACTTGCGATGCCGTGCCAGATCCAGCCTCCAAGGCGGCAGAAATTTCATCAGCACTTAAAGACTCATTGACAAAGGCTGATCCGTTGTATCGAATCAAGTTGCCAGTAGCGGGCGTGGTGATCGTCACGTCTGACAGGTTGTCTAGGCTGTGGGTGTGCGAGGTTGCCGATTTGCCGTCCAGGGCGGTCTGCAGGCTGTTGATGTCCGCGATCGCGAGGTTCCGATCCTCCCAACCGCTTGCCGTCTTCATTAAGACGGTCCCGTTTGCGGCCCCGGTTACGTCTACGTCTCCAACGTCGTCCAGGGTGGCGACTGAGCTTGAGCCTGCGGCGGCGCCGCCGGTAACTAGCCAGAAAGTCCCGTTGTATGTGAATTGATAGACTCCCCCGGCCTTCAAGAAGCTGGCGGGTAGGGCGGTGTTGTATGCACTTCCGTTGTCGTAGCGAATGTCCACGGCGCCGGTCCCGTTGACATTGAGCGTTGCGGCGCCAGAATTCGTCTCGTCAATTTTGAGGCGGATAGTCAAGCCGGCAACCAGGGCGGGCACAGGGGCGAGCGTGGCAGTGTAAACCGTGGCGCTGCCAGCGCTCTCCGCGTAGAGCGCGGCACCTGACTCCAGGTTGTTGATCGGCGCCACAAACTGGGTTACGTGGGAAGCGTCGGCGGTTTGGCCGTTGGTCGGTGAAGTGAAGCTAGTGGGCATTATTGTTCCTTTCTGCGGGGTCACCTAAGCGGCCTAGAGGCCAATCATTTGGAAATACGTGCCATCAAAATACAGGCAATAGGTGGCGTTAGCCTGGATTTGGCCGGTGGCCAGAGCGAAGCCAAGGCGCTGAATCGTCTTGGCTCCAATTCCGTTGATGTTAAGCGTGGATGCTCCGGTGTTGGCGACGTTGAACGTCGCAAAGACCATATAACCTTTTCGGAGCGCTCCGGCGAAGGCGTCGATCGTGGCCGTGTAAGTGTTGGCGCTTCCGGCCGTGGTGCAATACTGCGGGGTATTGGCTGCGTCCACGGCGCTACCGGCGCCCCTATAGTCTACGTCCAGGGATAATCCGGCGGCCGAACTGTGGAACCGAAGCCGGCCCGTCCCGTAGTGCGCGGCGAATTCCCCGGCGGCTGGCGCGATGCTGGCGCCTACCTCGGTGTAGTAGTTGCCGGCGCTGGTTACTACCAACTGAGGCGGCCCGGCTGGCGCCGTGCTGGTGCTGCGGTCGTATATTTCGAACTCGGTGTCATAAACTGACTCGTCAACCTTGAGCATCAGGCCGTAATTGCTTCCGGCCTTCCAGGTGTTGTAAAGCGTGGTGATGTCGCATTCCACCCACTCGTAAACCGTGGGCGAATTTGACGGGGCGGCCAACATTGTGATCTGAGAGCTGGGCACAGAATTGTAAGCCGGCGGCGTGGTCCAGGTCGGGCCCGTTTCGGTCCACGTGGCGGTTACCTGGTGAACCCCGCAGGTGGTGGCGACCAGTCCCCGGCGAATGTAGAGGCGGAGAATTGCCGAGCTGGCGCCACTGGGCAGGGCGGAAATGTCGAACCGGATAAAGGCTCTCGACAATTCTCCCCCGTTGGCCAGGCTTTGCCGGCCGCACAACATCGGGTTCGTGTTGTAGTTGGTCCCGGTGGCGTCCTGGGTGACGTAGCAGTCCTGGTCTGGGTTCACCTGCGAAGAAGAACCGGCGGTTCGAACCAGGATCGTGGAGGGAGAATCTTCGCGAGGAATCTCGGCAAGCGGCCAATAGTAAGGCGAACTAGCGGGCACCTTGCAGGCTTCCCCTGTCACCAAAACCGATTGGTCCAGGTCTAAAAATTCGTCGTATCTGTAATTTTGCGGCGGCATTGTTCTCCTAGATTTGCTGCTGACTGTTTTGGCGGGCCAGTGATTCGGCGGCCTGGTGCTGGTTAAGCTGGGCGACCAGGTCGCCTGGGCTGGGGTCGATGTCACCAAGTTCCAGGTCTACCCGAACCCGAGAACCGTCTAGAGAATAGCGAAGGCGTTTTTTCGGATAGGTGAGCTGGCTCCCGTCGGTGCCGGTGATTCTGGCGTATCCGGTGGCGGTGAGCGGCGTCCCTGAAAACTCCATTCCCGAAACGGTGGCGAACCGGCGGGGCGCCTTAAGCTTTTGCAGTTCTACGAAGCCGGCCTGAAGCGCGTCCACCAAGTTGAGCACGGAGGGCGCGGAATATTCCCCTTCCCTGATTTCGTAGGTTGCCTGCGCGTCCTTGTCGTCGATTTGGTCCGGCACCCAATTGGTTTTGTAAAAAGTCTCCGTGGGGGCCAGGTCGGAACGAACCTTCCCGGCCTTGACGTAAAGCCGGGTGACAATCTCTGAATAGTCCTCGTTAGCTATGTAGGTTTCCAGGTGTTTGCCGGTCCAGGCGTGGAGGTCTACCTCGGTTGAAGGCGCTCGGAAGAAGAATTTCCGGTTAGCATCGATTCCCCAGGAGTATCCTCCGGCCAGGGAAGCCAACTGCTTGAGCGCGGTTTTGATCGGGGTCCGCAGGAACTTGATCTGGCCTTGGGTCGAGTAGCTGATCGCGTCAACCTGCGACTGGTCGGCCGTCACCCGAACCCTTTGTTCGGCCTGGCGAATTACGTCCAGCACAATAGAGCGAACCGACTGGGCTTCATAGGTCTGGGTTATGTAAACTCGGTCCAGCAGGGCCATTCCGCCGAACCCCTGGAGGTTGGTGTTTCTTTCGGTGGTGCCGGCTCCCGGCAGGCGGTTGATGAATCCGGAGTAAATCGGCGTTGAAGAATTCCAAAGGTGAACATCACAGCGAAAGTCCTGGCCAATCCCCGATGGGGGCTCACCTAACGTCAGGTCAAAAAGTCCGCACCCGGTTTCGAGAAGTTCGAACCTGAGCGCGATAACCTGGCAGCGCTGGGCGTTGCTCGATACGATAGAATGAAGAATGTCTTCCCGGTTGTAGAATCTCAAAGTGAGTCCAGAGCGGAGCGGCTGCGACAGGGCCAGGGGACCAGGTCGAACCGGCCCCCAGAGTCCGCGGTAAATCAGCGGCTGATCCAGATTCCCCCGGCGGTAGAGCGCTCTGGGCAAACGGTAAATCAGCGTCTGCGGAATTTCTATAGCCAACGGTGGTTCCAGGTGAAGTCAATTTGGCAGGCTGGGCCAACGTAGGCGAGCGAATTGCTTTCCGTCAAAAGTCGGAGAAACTCCCCCTCGAAATACTGAATCGAATTTGTCCCATCTCTCGTGACGGTCCCGTTTACGCAGTCGATTACTGAGACGGCTCCATTTTTCAGGTAGGGGTCCTGGTAACGAAATTGCAGTCCCCCGTCGGTGGTGTTGGTAAGCTGGAACGTCGTGACGGAAGCGAATCCTGGGCTGGTGATAGTGATCACCGGGCTTTGTCCGCGCAAGTTCTGCTTGAGGCTGGCGCCCGGCCCGGCGTCCAGGGTTAGGGTGGTGTTTCCAGAGGGGTTAAAGGTGCGGGTCTGCGGCGTGAGTTCATACCAGAACGGATCGTCGCAATGCCACTGGATTCGGACCTTGGCGACTGACCAGTCAAAAAAGTTCTCGGGGTCCTCGTCAATGCTGACCAGGCGGGACACGTTCAATACCGGGCCATTGTCTACGATTTGCAGTTTCTGATTGGGCAGAGAGCAGGCATACCGGAGGGAGTCGATATAGGTTCGAAATTCGGCTCGAGTGTTGGCGCCGAACGTCCCTTCCAGGATGGCGCGGCGGTCCTTTACCTCGGTCCCGGTGGAGCGCGAACCGTCGGCGAAAGTCAGGTTCCAGGTTTCCACCTTGTGATCGGTGTTGTTGTCGCGAAGAATCAGGCATTCGGGGAGTTCGAAGCCGGCGCCGAACGGGGCGCCCCCCCAAACGAAGCTGCCCCAGGCGGAACTTAGGAGGCGGGGCATCAGGCTTGCTCCTGCAGGCGGCGCTTCATTGCCATTCCGAGCTGCCCCCCCAGGCGGTCAACGTCGATTTGGTTGGAAAGGTTGGCGTAGATATGGTTTGTGAGCTGAATTGGCTGGGCGGCGCCTTCGCTAGAGCGGAGCGCACCAACGTGGTCGCGGCTCAAAACCATTTCGCCAACCTGCAACTTTGCTAACACCTCGTCGGGCTGAAGCTGGAAGCCGGCGGCGCCAACCATTCCCCCCGTGTGGAAAGAGGCGATTCCGCCAGGGATTACCATTCCGCCAGAGTGAGCGATCCCCAATCCTCCCCCCAGGTCCAGGGCGGGCGTGATAATAGAGGCGGCCCCCCCGAAGATTCCTCCAAAGAAGCTGAAGATTCCTCGCATAATCTTCTGGAGCAGGAGCGCCTTGACGATCATCTTTGTCACCTCGGCCAGGACCTGGTTTGCCACTGATTTCCATAGGCTGGTGAAGGTCTGCGAGAAGCTTTGCTGGCTGGAAAGCGTCTGGGTCAGCATACCCTGCAGCCCCTGTTCAAACGAGTTGAACACCTGGTCAGCCAGTGCCCAGCGCTCGGTTTGCAGGGCGGTTTCGGTGTTGTGGATTTCGAGCAACAAACCCCGCTTTTTCTCGATGCTCCCCTGGAACGCCTGATTCTCGATGTTCAAGCGCTGAAGCTTTTCTTCCAGGGTGAGTTCACCCATTTGGCGTTCAAACTCGATGTCTTCGAGCTGGCGCTGCAGGCGCTGATCGGCGTTGTCGATGTCGGTCTGGCGCTGCTCCTCTTTCAGCTGGCTTTGCTCGCGCAGGAGGTCGGTTTTGGTGGTGGTGGCAATTCCCTCCAACTGCAAAACCTGCTGAATCTCCTCGATGCGGGCCTGGGTGTCTGCCATCCCAAGTTCCTTTCGCATCTCGTAGGCTTGGCGCTGAATCTCGATAATCTGATCGGCCATTTCCTGGGCGGTCTGAGGCGAACCCATTGCGGCGTCCAGTCCCGTGGCCTGTTCGTAGTTGGCGCCCAAAAGTTCCGTCTTTTGCTTCTGGTAGCTGGAAGTGATGGCGCCCCGTTCCTTCTCGGAACCGGCTCCGGCCAGGGCCTCCTGATATTTTTCGTAAAGCGCGGCGGCGCCTTTGTCGATGTCGGATTCCACAAACTCGAGGAACTTCTTCCGGCGATCCTTGAGGATTTCCAGGTATTCCGAATCGTCACCCATTCCGGCCCCGGCCTTGCCTCCGAACATATTAGGCGACACGAAGCCGATCAAGCGGCGGGAACCCAGGTCGCCAAGTCCTTGGCGTTGGGAAACTCGTCCCTGGCTCGAGCTGGCGCCAATCGTTCCCCCCCGGTCGTCGACCATTTCCACGTGTTGGACCACTCCCGGCCTGGTGGCGTCGTCGTAGAAGGCGAGGTCGCCAGGGCGGGCCTGTTTCTTGTCTTTGAAGAATTTCCCAACCTTTGAGCCGAACAGGCTGTCTGCGTGGGCTTTGCCAACTCCTTCCCCTGGTCCCAAAAGGGACGAATCCCAGGGTTTTCCGTCGAAGCCGAAGGGCATCTTCGCCTTCTCCCCGATCAGGCGGATTGTGTTGGCGCATTGCTCAGACTCTTTGCCAAGTCCACCCATCGCCTTCCGAACGTCCGCGGTGGGCAAGCCGACCAGGGCCTTGGCCTGGGCGACCATTGCCAGGCGGAGTTCCTCCTCGGTGGCCTTGCGCTTTTTTGTGGCGGCAGCGGCGGCGGCCCGATTGGCAGGGGCGCTCCCGGTCTGCTCGAGTAGCGCTTTCACCTGCGGGTTTAGGGCGGTGGAAGCGGCTGGGGCGGAGCTGGCCAGGGCGCCGCGTTGGGGCAAGACGTCTCGGGCTGATAGGCCAGGGGTGCTTCCCGTAAATTGCACCTGCAGGCCAGGGCGGCCGCCAGGGATTCGGTTCTGACTGATTAGCTTTTTGCGGTCCCGAATGCGCTGGGCGTCGTCGTTTTCGGTCACCTCGAAGCCGGGCAACTTTAAACCGATCAGGGCCTGGCGGATTGCCTCGGCTGCGTCCTCCGTGACCTGGCGCATTCCGAGGAAGTTTTTCTCCCAGGCTACGTAGAGCGCTCCGGCAGCAAGGGCGGTGGCTCCCAGGGCGGCGACTACCGTTCCTGTCAGTGAGCCGGCGAAGCCAACGGCGGCCAGGCGGGCAACTCCAATCGCTTTGGGGAGGCTGGCGATTTGCGGCGCGAGCAGGAACAGCGCTCCCGTGATTCCCCCGATCGCGGTGGCGGCCAGGCCGGCCCCTGAAACCAGGTTCCGCTGCTCCTCGTCCATCGCGTTGAACTTGTCGGCCACTCCAGAGAGCGAATCAACCAGTGTTTTTGCAATCGGCAGGAAGCCGGCTCCAATTTTAACACCGAGGTTTGCCAAATTCTTTTGGAACACCTGGAAGGCGAAGCCGGTGTCCTTGGCCATTTCGGTATTTGCGTCGGCGGCGGCCCCGGCGGCGTGTCCCATATCCTCCAGGAATTTGGTGGCTTCTTTGCCTCCGTCGGCGGTGAGTTCCAAGCCGGCCTTGAGCGCTTCCGAGCTGGAAAGCATTTTTCGGAAGTCGGTTTCAGAGTCCCCGGCGACCTGGCGCCACTCCTTCAAAACTCCGACCAGTCCCTTTGCCTTGAGCGCGTTCGTGCCGTAGGAGGCGCCCAGGGCGTCAAGCTTTTTGCGGGTTTCCTCGGTGGGCGCGGCCAACTGCGTGATCGTGCGCTCGAGCGCGGTGGCGGCTTCCTCTGGGCTGGCGGCCGTCAGGGAGAGCTGGGCCATTGCGGCGCTTACTTCCTCCATTGAAACCCCGAACTTACTGGCCACGGTGAGGACCGGCCCTATGCTGTGGGCGAGCTGCTCGAAGGTAACCTTCCCTTTGTCCACGGTCTTGAACAGGAGATCTGAAACGTAGCTGGCCTTTTCAGCGGGCAGGCGGTAAGAGATCATTGCCGTCGTAAGAACGTCGGCGGCCGTTTTGGTGTCGGTCATTCCGGCGTCAGCGGCTTGAACGGCGGCCTCGAGAACCTGCATCGCCTTCGCGCCTTGCAGGCCAGAGCTGTATACCTGATAGAGCGCGGAAGACATTTCAGAAACGTTTTTGGTGGTCTTCATCCGGTCACCCATTTTTTGGACCTGTCCGGAGAGGTCTTTGAGCCCTGTTTCTGAGAGCTTGGCGATCGTGTTCACCCGGCGCATAGAGCTTTCGAAGCCGAGCGCTTCCCGGCTGGCGGCCACGAAGCCGGCGGCGCCAACGGCGGAGAATGCCAGGAGGGTTTTGCCGACCTTGTTGGAGGCTTCGGCCCAAGCTTTGGAGGTTCGTTCGGCCTGCTTCTCGACTTCGTCTGCAAATTTGCGGGTCGAGTCTTTGGCCTTGTTTAGGCCAGATTCTAGGCCAGTGTCATCGGCTGAGATTTTGACTTCAACATCATCGGCCACGGCGGCTGCCTCCTTCCTGTCGGGCTGACTGAATTTCGTCGTTTATTCGGGACACGGTTCGGTTCAGGCTTGCGACCTGGCTCGGGGTCATTCGCCAGAATTGGCGGTCAGTTCGGCCCCATTTGCAGGTTGCGAGGTAATAGAGTCCGTCCCAATCGATTCCCTGTTCTCGGCGGAGGGGCTTGCGTCGGGCTCCTCCGCCAATTCGTTTCCCTGGTCGTCGTCGTCCAGTTCTTCGCGGGCTCTGACTTCGGCTACGGCGGTCATCCAGCCCATAGCGGCGGCGAGCTTGGCGGCCGCCTTTTTGCTACTGGTGCCAACCGGGGGCGGAGCGGGCAAGAGGCGCTTGAACTGTTGCCAGGTCATTTCCGGCCCGTTGTCTTCTCGCCAAGTTTCGGTGAGGGCGTATGCCCACTGGGCAAGGTCCTCGATTTGGCCGGGGGCCAGGCGGCGTTCGAGCAGTTCTTGCCCGATCAGAGCGGTCATCTCTTTAGCGGTGGGCAGGATGGGATCGCCTTTTTCGGTCTTGGGCTGGCGCTTTACGATGGCGTCCCGAATCTGCTCGAGCGCTCCCCTGAGTTGGAGTTCGAATTCCTTCTCGTGTCGCATCACGGCGTTCAGGTCGTAGATGAGTTCTAGCGTTTCTCCGGTGGTCAGGATTACAAAACGGCGGCTTTGGCCGTGGTCTGGTTTAAGCTGGGCTCCGTGCAAAGTGTCTCCTGGTTTTTGAGTAAAGGGCGCGAGGGGGCTCCCGGCCGGGCTCACCTAAGCGGCCCGGCAGGGAGCGTGCGCTTTTAGGCGGTGGTAAAGGTGTTGGTCTGGTTGGCGGCAAGTCGGTTGCCGGCTACGTCGCGAACACCTCGGGTCACGGTCCAGCGGTGGGCGGTGCTTGCTCCCATTGCTGAAGTGGGCGTGATGGTTACGACGGTGTTGCCGACAGACAAAACCGGGGTATTGATTGGGACGTTTACCCCTGCCGAAGTCATCAAGACGAAGTTGTCAGCGCTGCAGTGCACCGGGTCGAGTGCCTCTGAGAACGTGAACGCAATGGAGGCGCCAACGGCAACCCCCGTAGCAGCGGCGGCGGGAACGTGACTCGATAGAGTCGGCGGGGTGGTGTCGGCGGCAGCGGCAGCGGCGATCGCGGCCGTTTCCTTTTCCTGGAAGCTGAAGCAGCGCTTGAAGTTCCAACCGGGCTCCTGGTAGGTGAGCGGGAAGCCGACGAATTCGAATCCAACCTCGTGACGGCCTTCCATTTTCTTCGCGTAGGTGAGTTTGGAAACTCGGGCTTTGTGGATGATCACGTGAGCGGAGCCGGTCAAGCTGGCCTGGGGGCCGGCGTATAGACACTGGAATTCCATTTCGAACCAGGGCACGTTCACGGAACCGAACGAAGTGGTCAGAACTTCGTTCGGGCTGGTGCCGTCCTGGGACATTTGCCCCCCAAACAGAACCGCGAATTGCTCGTGAGAGAGGATCGCCTGTTTTACAGAGCCGTTGACTCGTTTGATTCGGGCGAAGAAGTCGAGAACGTGGGCGGAGCCATAGCTTTCAGACTCGGTCATAGCCGGTTCCAGAGACATTTCCTGGATTCCCGGCGCGTCGTAAACGGCGCCAAAACTGAGCGCTGCGGCGGAGTCTGTTACTCCGATTTTTAGTCTTAAGTTGTCGATGTCGAAGCAGTCGATTAGACCAAGTCTAGCCATTTTGGTGTATCCTCCTAGGTGGTTTTGGGGGCGGGGTCGGGTTAGGCGTCGTGACTCATTGCGGTGATAGAGAGAGGGATCGAAACGTGTTCAACCTCGGCCAGGTCGTCGAGTAAAAACCCCTCCTCCAGCTCGAAGCCGGTGGGGGCGCAATCCTCGATCAGGACCTTGGTTAGAGCGCTGGGCGTGTAGCCAGGGAGCGGGGAAGACCCCTGGGCGAACAGGTTGAAAATTAGCTCGGCCTGCTGGCGGACAAGAACGCCCTTGGCTTCGGTGTCGGCCAGAAGGCGCAGGTAGTGAACCGTGACCTGATGATCGGCGCGGATTGCTTTGCGCGGCTTGTCCCTGGTTACGGCGGCCCGCTGGTATTGAACAACTACTTGCGGCAGGCGGCTGGCCAGGGAATCAGGGGAGGGAACTTGCCATTCCCCCTCGTCCACTGACTTGAGCGACAGGCTGACAAGTTCGGCCGAGCGGCGCGACCAGATATAATCCCTGATCGCATCTACGATCAGGGTGGTTCCTAAAATTCTCGCGGGCATTTTACTGCTTGCCCTTGTCCACGGCCTCGCGGTAACGGCGGCGGATTTGCGTGGCGCTGTTGAGCAGGGCGGGCTTGGTCGTGAGCGCGGTAATTGCGTCGCGGCGAATCCTGATAGAGTGTCGAAGGATTTGCTGGCCCTTGTCCGGCCTGTTTGCCCAAATTTGCAGATCGGGGTGTCGACTGAATCGCATTAAGACCAGGTTTTTGTCGGTGGCGGCCGTGTAGTTGCTTCGGCGGCGCCCCCTGAAGCGGCCGTCGGCGCCTTTGATCCAGGAATCAGGGTCGATGTAGAGTCCCTTTTTGCGGACCAGGTCCCCTCCCCGGCCCAGGATTCGATACACGGCCTGAAGGCTGCGGGTTCTGACCTTGGTCGTGTGGCCGGCTACCCGAACGAAGCCGGTCTTCCCCTGGTTTTCGAAGCGGGTCCGAATCGGGGTCCGGCCGGAAAGGCGCTGGTAACGCGAACCGTCCTGCACGTTGATAGAGCGGGCCACAATCGTCTTGGCCTTGGCGGCGTCCTTGACTAACTCGGTGTTGTCTCGGGTCGCGGATTTCAGTTCCCGGCTGATCGCCTTCTGGGTCCGGTCGATGCGTCGGGTAATTTGCTCAACACCCTGCACCTTGAATTTGAGCCGGATCATCGGGGGCGCTCCTGCAGCGTGGCCGTGTAATAGGCTCCGGTCGGCCTGGTGGTGTCGTCCAGGATTTCGCGCACGGCGAACTGCTTGCCGTTCCAGGTGCAAATATCTCCGTCGCGAAGGACCAGGTCAGCCCAAGAAATGGTATAGGCGGCGTTGTCGATTCGGCCTGCCATACTGGATCGGGCTCGAGCGCGAAGCCCTTCGACCAGGCAGTCCTGATCGGTGGCGATGGCGGTCAGCGATACCTGGCGGCGGCCGGTTCCGTCGACGGCGTCGGTCTGGCGCGAAAAGGTGGCGGTGTGAATAAATCTTGCCGGGTTCAAGCGTAGAATACCCGTTTAAACCTGGGGTCGTTGAGCACGGCGAGAGTTTCCCGCGTGAAGCTGGTGGCGTTGCCGGCGGCGTTGGGCGCGGCCCACCTCTGGTCCCATCCACCCGGCGTCCTCTCGCCTACCAGCTCGGCTCCGTTGGCCTGGCGGTTCAAGGCGCGAATCACCTCGCGGATACAGGCTTCCTTTAAGTCGTAGGGGATGGGCGCGAAGCCGGCGGTATAGCTGACCACTATGTTCCCCTCGGCGGCCCAGGGAATCGGGTCCCCGGTGAGGTCGGGCCAGGTCGGCAGGTTTCGCGGCCAACCGGAAAGCCGGTAAAGGATTCCGTCAGGCAGGCTCTTGATCGTGTAGTCGGTTACGGCGGCGCCGTCCACGATGACGGAGGAAACAAGCTGCAGCGGCCTGGAGGGAAGCTGGATTTCAGTCCCTCCAGACCCTGCTAGCGTGTCGGTGCGCTCCGAACTGGCGAGCACCTGGCCACAGTAGGAGTCAAACCGAGCGGAAACCGATTCGATCAAGAAGGAAATCTTCTCATTCGAGCCCTTGGCTCCAAGCAGTTTGGCTTCGTCTACCGTGACCAGTCCCACTAGATGGCCTTGGGCTCGGCCAGAATCAGGGTGGCTTGGGCCAGCACGTTGGGCGAAGTGCCTCCGGTGAAAGCCGGCAGGGCGACCAGGCGGACATACCTTTTGGTTCCTCGCAAGTTGATCGCGATTTCCCCCTGAGTGTTTTCGTCGGCCAGGGCCACGGCGGCTTCCGCCACCTGGGTGTCCGAAATGTCGGCCCAACCGGAACCCGAAGCGTCAGAGTGCTGGGCGCGGAAGGTCAGGGTTAGCGAAGTGGGCGAGACGGAACCGCCTTTGGCGCCTGCGCTGAATGCGAATTTCGCATACTGATACTGAGTATCCAAGGCGCGTTTGTCGATCGTGATGCCGTTAACATCCGAACTGCCAGAGATGGTTTGGGGGCGAAGTGCCGGGGTCGAGTCGACTCCCCCGTCAAAATTGTTAAGCATTGTTTGGGCCTCCTTTGAAAATTGAATGGGCAGGGGGCTCCCGGCCGGGCTCACCTAAGCGGCCCGGCCGAAAGCGTCAGCGGGGATTAGGTGGTTTGAACTCCGGTGTTGATCGTGAAGCTCTTGTGCTGGCGAACTCCCATATCACCGGACCAGATTGCGCGAACTACCGTTTCATTGTTCGGGAAGGCGCCAACCAGGGTTTGGTTGGCGTCGTAGTAAGCGGCCTCCTGAGAACGGGCTACGCGGAAGCCTCCTCCGGCGATGCCGAGCAGGTATTCCTGAGCGTCTCCCAGGATCAGGGTGGTCGGATTGTTGGACGTTGCGGCGGTGGCGATGTGCCGGGTCGGGAACACGGGAACCCCGAGGATGCTGTTCCTGGTGGCAAGTTCCTGAGTCCAACCCAGGAAGCCGGCGCTTCCCGTGGTGGCGGTCATCAGCAGGCGCCAGAGGGTCCAGTTCATCAGGAAGAACGGGCGGACCATAGAGCCGTCTCCGTTCCGGTGGGCTTCGATCATCTTGATCGGCAGGTCCCAAGAGAACGCACCTCCGGCCATACTGTTGAATGGTTGGCGTCCGGTGGTTCCGTAGTTTACGAGTCCGAGGGGTTCATACTCGTCACCAGTGCCCTTGACGAAGCCTTCATCCAGTTTCTGGCCACCTCCGGCCAGCATATCCTGAAGGATAAACTGGTCAGCCACGGCCGAATTGCTCTCCAGGAGGCGATTCGGGAAGGGAACCAACATTGTGAGGGCCTTCTCTTGCAAGGTCAGGCGGCCGGCGACTGGTGCCGAAGCTTGCTTGATGTTGGCCTGGGGCGGGCGCCAATAGGCCAGGGTTCCGGTGGAAACACGGGCAAAGTTCAAAGTGCCGTATTTCATCGTTACTTCTCGCGGCATAATGGCGGCGATCGTGGAGTAGGGGCGCAGCATCGGGATAAACTCGTCGGAATACTCCTCGGGAATCAGGAGGCCAACCCCGTCAGGGCGGGACAACTGAAGGGAGCGCTCCAGGTCGTTCCGGATGTCTTCGCTTCCCCACTGGCGAAGCAGGTCCATCGTTCCATTGATTTTCTCGCCAGAAGCGAGGTAGGCGCGGACCAGGCGGGCGCCGCGTTGGCCGGGCTCATAGCCCTTCTGGGTTCCGCGTTCCACGGCCTCGATGACCTTTGCCCACCTTTCGGCGTTGGGGTCCTCGGCGCGTCTGGCCTCGAATTCCTTTTGCTGTTGGGCGATCGTTTGGTCAACGATCTGCTGAAATTGTTCTACGGTGCAGTCACTCACTGGGTGTCTCCTTTCAAATGAAAAAAGCCACCTGGTGGGGCGGCTTAGATTACTGGGGCGGCTATGTTGGGCGGGGTTGGGTCTAAACTATTGGCGGGCCATTCTGGCGATCAGGATTCCAAAAAGCTCGGCCGCCTTGGCGGCGGGCAAGGTCGGACCAGGGTCGGACTTTTCGACCTGGTCGACCTGGTCGGGGGTGGGCTCCGGCTCCGGCTTGGCGGCGGGCTCGGCCTGCGGCTCAAGTCTGGCCAAAAGTGCTTCCATTCGGGCGATCAGGTTGGCCAACTGCGGTTCCCCGGCGGGCTCACCTAAGCCGAGGGCGCGGAGCACCTTGCCCAGGGTTTCCGGATTGCTCGGCACGTTGCAGCAACTGACTTCGGTCACAAGCAGGCGCTTGACCACTCCGTCGCATTTCTTTTCGCGCATTGCCGAGCGGGCAAAGTCGGGCATCTCCCCCCACTCCGATTCCGGCTGCCAGCTGTAGGCGCATTCGAGCATTCTCCCCCCGATAGAGAAGCCGGACAGGAATCCGCCTTCGATCAGGGTGTAAACCTCTCGGCCGGCTTCGGTGTCGGCAATTTCGAAAACCATTTCCAGGCCGGCCAGGGTCTTTTTGATTTCCACGGCGCGGCCAATCGGTGGGGCATAGCGATCGTGCGACCAAATCAGGATGGGATTTTTGGTGTAGCGCTCGAGGTCGATCCCCTCGGTCAGGATGATCGTCCCGTGGTTGTCGATCGCGGTGGTGCTTACCAGGGCGCGGACCAGGCGGCGGGCGGGTTTTTGCTCCTGGTTTTCCTCGGTGGCTTCCTTGGGCGCTTCCCGGTAAATCTCGATGGTGCATTCTGATCTATACAGCATAAGAAGCCCTTCCGTTCGTGGTTTTTTCCGTGGTGGTAGTGGTCTTCTCGGTGGTCGGGCCTTCTGGGCGTGGTGCCGGGCGGTAACCTTCCGGCCCGTATCCGACCACGTTGTACGGGACCAGGATTTCCTCTCCGCGAGCATCCCCGATCGGGTCGATTCCGGCGGCCTCGCGAACCTCGTCCCTGGTCAGGTATCCGTTCTTACCGAGCATCTCGATTTTTTTAATCTTGAGCTCTTCCGTCTCTTTGACGGGGTTTTGAAACTCAAGGAAAACGTCGGGCTCTCGGAACTTGGGCAGGAACCAGCGCTCGAGTTCCGCGAGCAGGAAGATCAGGCGCGTCCTGGTGATGTTGTGTGCATAGAGGAACTGGGCGGCCTCGGCGCTGGCTCGGTTGGAATTCTCCACGGCGCCCAGAATCTCGGGGCTCATTGCCCAATTCTGCCAGATTACGTCTCGGTGCTGGGTCCGAAGTTCTACGAAAGCCATCTCTTTGAGGTTTGTAGAGAGCATTTCCACCCGGCCGGCGGCAGGGAGAAAAGCAGGGCGGTGGGCGTTGAATACTCCCCGGTGCTGTTCGTCCCACTGCTTGCGGAGGGCGGCGGCCCCTGATGGGTTGTCTTCCAGTCCGGCGGCAAAGACCACCATATCGGGTTTTGCTCCATTACGGAAAAAGCTGCTCTCCCATTTGCTGGCCAGTTCATCCTGCGTCACCTCGTCGTCAACGGCGCTGGCGCGGCCTACTCCCCGGCGGTAGGGGTCCGAAAGGCTGGGGCGCTTGAACCAGAGCACGTTTGTGGCCGGAATTTTCACGGGGGTCACGTTGCCGTGATCGCCTGGAATGTCCAACCAGAAGAACGGCTCGGCGGAAGTTGCCGGGGTGGCCAGCCAGTGGGGCGGGATCGGCCAAACCTCGGTTGGATAACCCTGGGAATCCGTGCGGATTAGCCAGATTGCCTCTCCGGCTAACTCGAGCCATCCCTGAGTAAGATAGATCAGGTTGAACCAGGTTCCCCCTCCCATCGTCTTCCAGGGCGCGGCCAGGAACTTGGCCAGGCGGGAGGTCGGGGCGGCCTTCTTCTTGTTGGTCTTGGGGTCGCGAATCATTGCCTTGACCGGGTTGGCGGCTACGTCTTCAGCGATTCGGCTCCATACTGCGTGGAGGCGGGCGGAGCGCTCTCCCTCTTTGAGCCATCCGGACTTGCCACGGCTACCCGGCGCGGAGTCTCCCCCACTCCAACCTACCTGGGTCAGGGGATTGGGCGAAGCGCTGCGCTGTAGCCAATTCCCGGCGGCCTGGAGGGTGGAGCCGAGCGCTGAAAACAGGCTACGCAACGAAAGCCAATTCCCTGGAGCGGGCAAAGCATAGCGAAGCTGCGTCGGCGCGGTCCGGAGAACCGATCCCTCTTCGTTTCATTGCTTTTTTGCTCTCCACTTTGACTCTTCCCTTGTCGTCCTTCGTCCAGGTTCTGGCGCTTAGTTCCTCGATTAATTGGCGGTCGTTGGGGTTGATCGCGATTAGTTGCGACTGGTTCGGGTCCAGGGCGTCCCTGAGCGACCATTGAATTTCATCTTGTAGCCATCCGAAGGTCTTGGAGTCCCTGGCGGCGTTGCCGAGCTGGGCGCCGATTACCTCAACGTGTTCGGGCAACTGCCCCTCGGCCTGAAGCTGGAGCACCCGGCTCCAAACCCCCTGGCCTAAGCCGGTTCGGTCTATAACAATTCTCTCTACGTCGTGGGCCAGGGCCAGGCGAATGATTCGGTCGGCCTGAGCCATCAAATCATCGTCTTGCCAGTCATCTACGATTTGCAGGCGCTGGCCGGTGAGCAAAGCGGCTACCGTGGAATCCTGGCCACCTCCGGCGATGTCGACCCCCAGGATTCGGGGGCCTTCCGTGGTGCCGGTGTCCCATCGGCCGGCGGCCTGCATAACCCAGTCCGGGCTGACCACTCGTTCCTGAGCGGTTATGAAAAAGTTTCCCTTGACCTTGGTTTCCCAAAGGTGGAGCAGTCCGCGGGCTAACCAGCGGTGGCGTTTGTCCTCCACCCAATTGAATTCGACCAGGCCGGGAACAATTTTCCGGCGGGCAATTACGTTGGGCGTGTCCTCCGCGTCGATGCGGATTTTGACCCATCGTTTGCTTTCGATCGGGTGGATGTGCGAATCCAGGAACGGGCCTGAGTCGCAGATCGGGTTTCCGATTTTTAAATGTTTCGCATCGTCTCCAGAAGTGATTCCCTCGAACCCTTCGCAAACGTCGGCGCTCATACCGGCGGCCTCGTCCTCGATAAAGAGCACGTTCTCTTCGTGCAAGCCGGCGACGGTGTTCTGGCCGTCGGAACTGAAGCCGATTCCCCACCAATCCTCGGAAAGGTGAAGTTCCGTCTGCAGGCATCGGCCCGGCAGGCGGCGCTTTGCCCTGCGAATCAGTTTCCTGATTTCGCGCCAGAGCAGAGTTTTGACCTGGCGGCCCGTGGGGGCGGTGGTCACCAACATTGCCGGGCGGCGGGTGTAAATCCACCAAATCCCAAGGCAGGCGGCCGTAAAAGTTTTTCCAGAGGCGTAGCAGGCGGCCACAGAAACTCGGGTATTGTCCCGAATTGCCTCCATTATTTCAATCTGCTTTGCCCAGAGCGTGATCCCCAGGATGTCGCGGCAGAAGCCGGCTGGGTCGTTTTTATACTGGGTCAGCGGCTCGGGGTTCTCGGCGGTGCGGCCGTATCTGACTAAGCTTGTCCACTCCAGGCGCTGGGCCAGGGTGCGGTCGAAGGGGCTCCTCAGCGTTAGCTTGTTTGCCCTGGGCTTCCCCGAGCGGAGCCGACTGGCGGCCAGTCCTCTCCGGAGGGCGACCATAAGCGGTTAGAGGTCGAGAACTTTCCCCAGGCGGGCCATTTCTTTGCCGGCCCGTTCCGCAACGAGGACTTGAGGCGCGATTCCGTGCGACCTGATTTCTTGCTTGTCGTCGTAAATTGTCATAACCGGCCCGTTGTTCGGGTTGGCTAACCAGGCTTCTGCGTCGGCCCAGCGGCCGTAAGCGGCGCAGTAGGCGGCCAAGTTGTCTGCCTGGTTCGGGCGGAAGCGCTTGCGCGAAACAAGTTCGTTCCATTTGGCCAGAGCGGCTCCGGCCAACCATTCCGGCGGGCTCACCTTAGCGGGCTGGCGCTCCTCCATTTAGGAACTGCCTCGGGCTTTGAGTGTGCCTTTTTTGATGCGGTTCATTCGCATAGCTTGCTGCCTGGATCTGGTCGGGTTGTATTTGCGAACTCGGTGGTGCTGGGCTTCGTCGGCGGCAAATTTGTGGTGATCGAACTTTTCCGTCCTGGGCGTCTGCTGGCTTACCGTGTAAGCGATCGCGGCTACGTCGAAATCATCCATCCCTTCCACCTCCGTATCGAATATTTTTCGGCGTCTTGTAGTCGACCAGGCGGGCTGGCGGGTCCTCGAAAAGAACCTCCTGTTTTCGGAACTGGGTTTCCCCGGCGATTTTGTCCACGGTCAAGAAGGCGGCCTCGGGCCCGTCGTAACATTGCGCCAGGGTGGCGGCCTCCTGGAAAGCGCTCTTGGCGATGTGCACCAGGAAACCCAGAAGGAGTTCATCGTCTGATATTTCGTAGGATTCCAGGCGGCGGTTCTTGTTCAAGTTGGCCGTCGTGCGTAGCACTATGTTCCATTTGTCGTTCCTGAAGAGCACGAACTTCGAATGGTTGGCGGAGAATCTTACGTTTTCGTCCCCGAATTTTTCAACAAGCATTTCCGCGAAGCCGGGCTGGCGGTGGGGAAAGCTTGCATCCAGGAGCCACTTTGCCGACTTGATTTCTCCCATTTCTAGCAGGTGGCGGAAGTGGAGCAGGTCGGCCCCGGCCGCGGTCCAGGTGGAAACGATCAGGCTGGCCGGACCAGTCTGAATCAGGATGTGCTCGATTAGTTCGATCAGCGAAAACTGACCCTTGAACATTCCGAAGATTTCGCAACCGGGGTAAATGCTCCCGACTGCCTCCCCTGCGGTGGCACAGTTGATCGTGCGGACTACGTTGCGTTGTTTGGGCTCTCGATTATATTGCAGGTCCACGGTTAATCCTTAATCCGATAGAGACGAAAGGGCCTTGTCTGCCAGTTCTCGGATTTTTCCGCAGAGGGTTTCGCCTTGTTCTCCGAGTTCCGAGCGAATCTCATTGTATATCCGTTCCAACAGTGGACCCAAGAACCGAATTACTGCTTCATACCGAAGGCGCCCATATTTGGGGTGATGGGCGTTCAGGAAGGAGAGCAGGGCCAGGATGGCGCCGCGTTTCCCAAGGTCCAGGAGTTTCCATTCGACGAATTCGACGAAGGCTTCCTGAGCGTCCGAGAAGCGGTCTTCGAAGGTTGGGTCCTCGAGCCACTTGGCTACCTCTGACCGGCTGATTTTGGTTCTCTTGCAGGCTCTGATCGGGGTGAAATATTTTTCGACTGCTGCCAGGAACCGTTCCTGGCGCTTACTTAGCGACTCCGGCTTTTCCGGTGGGGCGAAGGCTTTAGCTTCCTCCGCTTTGATGTGGGCCAGGATTGCCTCTCGGGCTACTCCGGCCAGGGTGCTTCGTTTGTCGGCTGCCAGCTGGCGAAGCGGCTGCTCGATTTCGGGGGGCAGGACAACCTGGATTTTCACCGGGCGACCTGGTGTAGCGCTCCCGTGTTTGGCCGGTAAGCGGCGCGAAGTCTTGCCAGGTTGTCCCCGGCGGGAATCTCATAGCGGCGGCGCTCGGTTAGTTGGCGCTCGGTCAGGTGGTCGTGACTGGCGGGCTTGCGGCCCCGTCCCCGTCCCTGATTGAGCAGAAGCGAAGCCAGTTCCTCGAGCCGTGCCGGGCTGGCGGTGGCGGTCGGGTCGGACTGCAGGGCCTTGAGGGTCTGGGCGTCTCGTGCTGTGATAAAGATTCCTTCACCATATAGCACAATTTCGCGTCAGGTCCTTGCGGTTATGCGTTTTGAACGCATATTCATTCGGCGCGAACAAGTCCCACGCTTTCAACGGTAGAGTTCTCGTATCGGGTCCAGAGGCGCTCGATCGCGTCGACCACTGCCAGGCATTGCGGGTAGGACCAGGCGCGGACCTTGGCGATTAGGGCGTCAGTGTCGCATCCCCACAGTTCACCCAGGCCAGGGCAGTCTGCCACGTTTGCCCACAGGAGAGAAGTGCTCCATTGGTCCATAGGTGCTCTTTTGTTGGCGTCACAGAGGGCGCTGGCCTCCTGCTTGGTCAGATCAACGGTGGCCAGGCTTCGGCCCAAAAGGTTGTAGTAGCGCTCGAGATCGCGCCTGGCGATTTCGTTCGCGTGACTCTCGTGGGTGTAGTCTCGGGCCTCGATTTGCTCGGCCAGGTGGCCTTTGCCTACGCGGAAAGTTATGGCCTTGGTTCCTTTTTGGTTGCTCATAGGGGGTTCTCCGTTCTGTGTTGAAAGGGGGACAGTTGCAACCTCCGTTGCAACCGGCCCCGGTGCTTGTCCCACGCGGGGCGTTTTGTTTTATCCGCAGGACCATTCCCCGGCGTCGTTTTGCCAGTAGTCTCCTCCGTATTTAGCGGCCCGAGAATTGGCTGCCTCCACTTCGGGATCTTCGTAATCCAGATCGTCCTGGGTGTAGTCTATGTCTTGATCCTGGGCGTCCCGTAAATCCAGGAGCAACTCTAGCAGGGATGCCCCTTCTTCGTTCTTGCTAGCCAGGTTTTTGGCCAATTCGATAGCCTTCGTGAGGTCGTTCATATTTTGCTCCGGTTTCTGGCCCTTGTCCGGCCTGTCGGCGCCCCCTGGGCGGGGGCGCGGTGGAAGTTCTTAGACTGGTTCTTTGCCGTAGATTTCGAAGTTTGCTTGCATCAAGCCGAGCATTTCAGCAGCGAGCGCTTCGGGGGTCTTGGCGTAGGAGTCCGTAAACCAGACATTCCCGCCTGCGGTGGTTACCTTGATGCATCCGCCTTGACATTTTACCGCGTGGTCGACCCCGCGAAAGTTGACTGTGATAGTTGCGTCCATTTTGTTGCCTCCGTCGTTTTCGGCCCGCTTGTCCCGGTCCGTGAATTTATCTTATCACACCTGCAAACAGGTGTAAACACCTAGCGGGAACTGATTGCCCGAGCGGCGGACCAGGCGGGGGAGTCCCCCCACTGGATATAGCGATCGGTCTGCTTTAGGTCCCCGTGGCGCAGGAGCTGGCGCACCTCCTCCGGCCTGGCGCCGTTGTGAAAGGCTCGAGTGGCGGCCGTGTGGCGGAGGTCGTGCCAGTGCAGGTCCTTAATGCCGGCCTTCTTGCAGGCGGGCCCGAAGTTCTGGCGGCACCATTTGACGGCGGCGGCCAGGCGGTCGTCGACCTGCGGGCCAAAGAGGTAGGCTTCTTCGCGATTTTTCCAGATCAGGGCGATGGCGGCCGCCACAGGATTGAGCGGGCAGGTCCCAGGCTTTCCGGTTTTGCTTGTGCGTATTCTGGCCATACCGTTGTAAATCGGCAGGGGTCCGGATTTCGTTTCGATCGTGCGTGTCACCCAGAGCTTTACGTCTGCTGGCCTGAGTCTCCATTGCTCCAGTCGTCGCAGGCCAGTCTGCCAGGCGAACTCGAGAACGGTGAAGGCTTCTGGCGCCAGGACAGAGCGGAGCGCTTCAAGCTTGGCGGACAGGGCGCTTATCTTCTCACTCTGGCGCTGCGCCCGGTCCATGAGCGTGCCCTGCACAGTGGATTGCTGCTCCACAATTTTGGCCAGGGTGGCCAGTTGGTCGCTTTGTGCCTTGGCCTGGGCCGTGGTGCTATCGGCTCGGCCTCGCAGCCAGCCGAATAGTCCGCCCGCCATGGTGGTGGCAGCCCCCACTGCTCCTGCGATCAGGGTTGGATCGGACATGCTTGGGCCCTCCCGGTTTGTAATGTTGCATTAAAGTCTGACGCCTGCCATACTGGCCGTGCGCTCCTTGCGCGGCCCCGCGTTCGCACAACCGGGGCCCTTTTTATGCCTGCGTCCGATTTGGTCGCAGCGGTCGGGTAAAATAATTTCCAGACCCTATTGAATTTGATTCGCGTATACGATAATCTAATGGAGTCGGGTGCGACCGACGAAAACAAGCAAGGAGCACTAAAACAATGGAATTCACTGCAACCCTCAAGAGTGGCCGCGAAGTAACGATTGAAGTCTACTACGATGACCAGGCCGGCGTTGAGGCTGGCTGGTGCTGGCGCGGACAGGGCTCTGACTCCATCTACGCCGGTGGAGACATCCTCGACGCCCAGAGTTCCGAAGATGCCCTGAAAGAAGCCAAGACGGTCTGGGGGCTCAACTAAATGTCAGACGCCCCCTCGAAAACCCGAGGGGGTCGCCGGCCTGGCGCTGGCCGACCCCCTACCGGGAACGCGAAATCCCTAATCCAGGAGCGGGTGCCACCCGACCTAGCGCAACACTGCAAGGCCGCGCAGGCCACCACGCCGGGCTATCTGGCCCGACTTATCCAGGCTGACATTGATGCCGAGCAGTCAAAAACTGTTGACATACTAGTCGGCTTGTATTATCGTTCGTAAATGAACTTTCCTCAACCTAAACAGAGCCTTTTTCTTCGTGGATTGTCGCAAGTTCGAGTGTTTCTTGGTTTTGCATCTGCTCGGGATTTTGCGGCGCAAGTGGGCCTGCATCATACCGTGTTGAGTATGATCGAGAATCAGCGTCGGCCGGCTGGGTCAAAGATCGTTAAGCGCCTGGAGGATTTTTTGGGTTGCGATTTGGTCGACCTGGTCGAGGAGGCGAGCGAAGAGCGCTTGCTTGAGCTTAGGCTTCGTTTTTTGCGGCGCCAAATGCAGCAAGACAAAGCGGCCCTTGCTGGCCTAAAAACAAAAACCCCGGCTTAAGCCGGGGCCCCTGCTGCCCTTCGGACTGCCATCTTTAGGGCGGCCAACACGAGAGGAGAACAACCGTGAAGACCAATTTGAAATATAGCACAGGCTTAGACCTGCGAGAAGGCTGCCAGTTTGCGGCCGTGTTTATTCTGTTCCTGGCCAGTCTGTGGGCGCTGGCCGTGATGGGCGGCGCCAATGGATAGCGGCGCGGCGAAGTTCCTTGCCAGCTTTCTAATTCAGCAACGGCGGCGCCACCGGCTTAAGGTCGACCTGGCCAGGCTGCTGCAACGGCGCCTGTCAACGGTGGGCCCTTCGGTGGAAGTCCGGTTGGACGAAAGGCGGCCCAAGTGAGCGCTGATTTGTGGATTCGAAAGCGTTGGTCGCGGTGGCTTCGAGAACACCGGCTGGGCGCGAAGATGAGCAAACTGCAACTGGCCACAGAGGTCGGCTGCGATCCTGCTTTGCTGACCTTGATGGAACGAGACGGGCACGTTCCACGGCGCGAAAAGGTGCGCGGCATTGGGCGAGTGTTCGGCTGCGTGGCTGAAGCGGAATTGTCCGCCGGCTACCTTCCGGCTAGCGCGTCCAGGTCGGACCAAGAGCGGATTTGGCGTGGATGCCTGGCGGCGGTGGTGGAATGATTTTTCGCGTCAAAGACAGGTTGGTCGACGTTCGCCAGAGCGGGCGTCACGTGATGGTTTGGAGCGTCGAGGATCGGCCGAAGTGCCTGGCAACCTTGGTGCAACATCGTTTGAACGCAGCGCTTTCCACGGGCCTTATTTGCTCGGAACCGGCGCCACTATTTGAGCAACTAGAAAAACTGGTTGCAGCCCTGACCCTGGCCGGGGTTCTTAGGGATTCATTTTCGCGGGCTCACCTAACGGGCCAGAATGGAGTAAGTCGTGCAACCTGTTGAGGAAGCGGCGCGGATAGCGCTTGAACATTCCCTGAAGTCCTATATCGATCGGCTTGATGCAATGCAGGCCAGGTGGGCTGAACTTTGGGACGGCGGTCAACGAACTGCTAAAATGCTGGCGCGGTCAGTGAATCTTTTGTTTTGGAGAAAGTCGGTTATAGCCCTGAGCGAATGCGACTGCGGCTTGAATTGCTGGGCAACAAACCAGGGGGCCTTGCAGAAGGTTTTCTTTGAACTGGAGGCTGGCAACCTGGTTATAAGCTTGGCTAACGGCGACCTTTTGCGGTTGCCGGGGGTGTCGGTATGATCGAGGAACAGCAAGCCCAGGCTTTGATCGAGGAACAGCAAGCCCAGGCTTTTGAGCAGAAAATGCAAGAGCTTATCAAGGCGGAGCTGGCGCGGCAAACGGTGGAACTGCGCGGCTGTTGCCGGTCCGCCAATTTCGGCAACCTGGCCAAGGGGCTCGGCGCCCTGCAGGCGGCCGTAGCGAATCCGGTGCGCGATCGGCAGGTGGAAATTACCACGAAAACCGGACACAAATACCGTTTCAAATATGCTGATCTGGCCAGTTGCTTGGATGTTATCCGGCCCCTGCTGGCGGCCAACGGTCTGTGCATCCTCCAGAGCTGTAGCTTAATAGATGCTCGGGCGGTCTGCGTGACGGAACTGCTTCACACATCGGGGGAATTCTGGCGGAGTGAGCTGGCCTTTGCCGGCTCCGGCGATATCAAGGACCTCGCGGGAACTTTCACTTACCTGCGGCGTTATGCGCTGTGTCCCATTCTCGGCCTGGCGCCAGAGGATGAGGATTCGGTGGAGCGCGAGGTTGGCGACGAGAAACAGGCCAAGGCGGCGAAGAATCCCCACCCGGCAGCGGAGCGGGCGACCGGGCGCCAACCCAACCAGGCGCAACCGGCCCAGGGCCAGGCGCAACCGGAGAAGCCACCTGCACAGAAGCCGGCCGAGAAGCCACCTGAGCAAAAACCGGCTGAGAAGCCGTCCGGGGAGCCGAAACAGGAACCGAAGGCGGCGGCCAGTGGGCCAGCATCCGACGGCGGACACAACCGGGCGGCGGCGATAATGAAAAAGCTGGCGGCCCTGTTTATGCAGGTTGACGGCGTGGCGAATGAAGACGGCTCCGTAAATCACGAGAAAACCTTCGCGGCTGCGTCTGACAGGCTGGCGGCGTTGAACGAGGCTTCTCCTTTTGGCCAGGTGTGCGCGGTGGACGGCGCCGGAAAGCCGTCCCTCAAGTTGTGCACGGTGGAGCAGTTGAAGGACATCAAAGCCATTTATGATGCCCTGCTGGTCGAGAAGGAGGCTGGCTGATATGTGGTGGAGCCGAAAAGACGCGATAGAACGAGGCTGGCGCACCAAAGACGCGGCCAGGGTGGAGCGCGAAACCTACGGGAAGCCGGATCCAAAAACCGGGGAAATGAAGTCCAGGTATAGCGTGTATATGCCGAACGGCGACGCGATTTGGTTGTGCCGGGTTACGACCCTTTTGGACTTCCTGGCGAAGCCGGGCCTGGATTATTGGATGATCCAACAAACGATCGAGAGCATCCGGGAACAGTGGCAACCCAAAACGGCCTATATGGATACCCAGATCGCGGCGGCCTTGGAATACGCGAAGGGCGCAAGGTATCGCAAATCTTCCGAAGCGGCCGGCTTTGGAACCCGAACCCATAACATCATTGACGGGTTCTTTTGCGGTCACCCGTGGCCAACGGCCTACGACCGGGGGCGGGGCGAGGCTGAGCCGGTGGTTCTTGAAGAGGAGCCGGTCCAGGTTCAAAACTCCGTGGCCCTGTGGCTTGACTGGTGGAACAGCAACAATTTTCGAGTGATAAATGCCGAGCAGTTTGTTTATAACCTCGAGCTTGGCTATGGAGGCGCCTATGATGTGCTGCTTGAGGACCAAGAAGACTGCAGCGAAATTTTGACGGATTGGAAAACCTCGAAGGCGATTTACGACACCCACGCCCTGCAGCTGGTGGCCTATGGCGGCGCGATGGCGGCGATGGGCAAGGGTCTGCCTGATAAGGGCTTGGTCTTGTGCATCTCCAAGGAGGCGGACAAGTTCGAGGAACTTTGGGTATGGCAAAACCCCGAAGAATTCCGGCAACTGTGGACCCGTTGGCTGGGCCTGTGCGGCATTAAGGACCTGCAGCAAATTGTGGAGAGCCGGGTCCGCGTTCATGGCCTGGCGGCCAAAGCTAAGGGGGCGGCTTGACTGGGTCGGGCTTGCTGCTGGTGCCAGTGGCGGCCGAAAACTCTAAACCCCTGGCTGTGCGAAATTTGCTCGGCGGAGCATTGGGGCTCAGACCCTGGGGGGCCGCGTGAGTGACCTTAACTGTGTGCAATTGGTCGGCCGGCTGGGCGCTGACCTGGAACTTCGGTTTACCCAGAGCGGCAAAGCCGTGCTGAATTTCGACCTGGCGGTCAACGGTCGGGCCTCCAACAGGGGAGACAAGGCGCCCGCCTATTGGATTCCCTGCGTGGTGTGGGACAAGTCGGCCGAAACCTTGAGCGAGTATGCCGGCAAGGGAAGTCAGCTGGCGATAAGCGGCCGGCTTCAAAGCCGGACTTGGGAAACCCAGGAGGGCCAGAAGCGCAAGATCGTAGAGGTTTCGGTCGACTCGTTCCAGTTCCTGAGCAAGGCGCCAGAGCGTGATCGGGCTCCGGAACGGTCGACAGATAGAGGCTGGGTGAGTCATTTCCCCCCGAGCGGGCCAGACCTTAGCGTTGATGAGATTCCGTTTTGATTAACCTTGACTGTGGCGTCGGCTACACCGGGTTGGCCAGGCGTGGAACGGCGCTTATGGGCAAGCCGGCCGAAGAGGATTGCCGGGACATCGTTCGTTGCGAAAGCTGCGGGCTGCAGTCGGTGGTGGAGCGCTATGAGTCGACCAGGGGCGACAAAATCTTTCAGGGCGCGATTGTGCGCTGCCCCTCGCAAACAGCCATGAGAAACAAGTATGCCAAAACATTGAAGCCGGCTTGTCCGGTGCACAAATGGGAGGAAGAATTGAGAAAGACGGATGAGTTCGAGAATCAGCGGAAGCGCCTGCGTGAACTGCGCGAGGTTTTGCGGCTGAAGAATGTCGACCTGCTTAGAATGTCGGGCGTCAAGTCCTATACCCTGGATCATTGGCTGGCCGGCTACGTGGTTGGCGGCGATAGCGTCAAGGCGATTTTGGGCCTGTTGGAACGACTGGAAGAAGAGGCGCAGGTTAAGCCTGTTGGGTTTTTGGGCGGGTCTGCGACGTTGAAGATTCCGGCGAACCTGTTGGAGGTTCCGGCTGGATTCTTTGGCGACCTGAGCAACCCCGCTGGCGGCGTTGTGATAATGGAGGTAGAAGGAGGGACAACCCCGACGGTGGGCCCTGGTCTGTGCGTCCTGCCATTCGAGGAGCCTGGGCCTGGCGAAGAGGTGGATGCCTCGGCCCTGCTGGATTCCCAGCAAAATCGCCGGGCGGGCTCACCTAAGCGGCACGAACCGAGACTAGCGGGCGTGGTCGGAGCGGAGCGCCTGGCGGAGTATTCGGAAGCAAGTGGGCGAATGGTGACAAGCGCCCTTCGCCTGGAAGCCGGCCTCAAAGATTTGCGGGCGCAGGTGGAAACCATTTGGGAAGCGCTCGACGAAATCAAGGAGGCGCTGAAAGAGAAAGCCGGTGAACCAGAAGCGGAAGCGGGCGAATTTGCTGGCCACAGTGGGCGCTTATTTCAAGATTGGATGATCGCGGAAGCCCTGCAAATGCTATCCAGTCGCAGTCTGGATTCGGCTGTGGATTATGTCGAAGCGCTGAGGACTGTCAGATCGGCCAAGAAAAACCTTTTGCTATGCATTCGGGACGAAGCGTCTGGTCTACCGGAGAAGACGGAAAAAGACCTGGAGGAGTTGGCCAAGTGAACTCAAGGTCTTCCAGATTTATCCAGGTTCCTGAAGACATTTTTCTTCGAGGAGCGTTCCGGCGACTGCATCGGCGGTGGCCAGAGGCTGTGACCTGGTTCCTGTCGATCCTGGTGGTGGCGAAGCAGTGCCAGTGCGACGAACGCCTAGAAACCGGCGAAGGTCCAGTGACCATTGAAGACGTTGATGTAATTCCAAGCCTGTCACCCATCGAACCGGAATTCGTGCAACAGTGCTGCGCTCTGGGTGTGCTCGGGGTCGATTCTGACGGTTGTTTGACCATACCGAATCGGAAGCAGTGGATACAATATCCGCACGAATCGAAGGAAGCGAAGCGTAAGCAGGCATACCGTGAACGGGCTCAAGGGACGGACGAGGGACGGACGAGGGACGGACAAGAACGGACAGGAACGGGACCGTCTGGGACTGTCCCCCCTACAGAACATAACAGAACACTACATAACAGAACAGAACAGAACACTACAGAACAGAACAGAACAGAACAGAACAGATCCTCCTCCTCCGGAGGAGGTCTGGAGGAGGGGGAGGGGGAGGAAGCCTGCTCCGCCGGAACCGCTTCGCGGCCGTCGGCAGGGGTGACGTTTCTGGGGGACGCATCCCCCAGCCCCCCGCCAAACGGGCTGGCTTCCGTTGGCGCAGTGCTTGGCAACGGTAGCAAGCCGGCGGAAAGCCCTGAGCCGAAGCGCGGGCCTATGTCGGAAGCCGTGCTCAAAAAGTTCCGAAGCTTGCGGCTGACCGGGCGGCTCGAGCGCTCCGAACAAATGGCGATCGGGCGCTGGATGGCCGAAACGGCTCAAGCGGGTATCTCTGGCCAGGCGATTCAGGCGGCTGCGTTTGCAGCTGTCGACCAGGCGGCGTTTGAGAATCAGCGGCAGCACCTGGAGAACCCAGTTGGCTATGCGCGGTCCTTGCTTGAACAGCACCTGGAGAACTCGGTTGGCCGTGAACGGGCGAACGAAGCGCTTGCGTCCCTGGGCAAGCCGGGGGCGGAATATCGGTGGAGCCCTGACGGTTGAAGCGGCGCAAATGCTCCTGCGCTGAGTGGGGTGTTACCCACCTCGCACCCTGGGCGCCGTGTTGTCCGGACATCGGGAACACGGGAACCGTGTCGGCGGAAAGCCTGGCCTACAGCGGCCGGACCGGCGTTGACACGAAGCGCTCGGACTACGACACCTGGAGGCTGCAGCGGCAGGAATCCAGTGATTATCACAAGCGACTGCTTGCCGAACTTCGCGGACCAGAAGCCGAGAAGATCGCGGCCCCTGCAACCTACGAGGATTTGACCAGAATTTGCCATCGGTGCGGCCAGGAGGTTTTTGGGATCCGCGTGGACCGGGGCGGTGAAGTGAAAGTTCTCGACTTCTGCCCCTGCCAGTTTTCTCCGGAACTGCTGGCCAAGCAAGCGGAACTTGACCGGGCTCGAGCGCTTCGCCAGGAGCGTGAATCCGAGCAAGAGCGGCAAATCAGACACAAGCGCGAGCAGGCGAACCGGGCGGCGGAGCTGGCGGCGGCGCTCGAACTTAAAGCAAGCAACTGCGCGGCGGCGATGCTCCGGCTCGGTCCCAAGTGCGTTGCCGACCAATCCTTCCCCGAATGCGGCGTCTGCCAACTGTCGCGACGGGCTAGACGAACTTCGGCCTCTCGGCCTGCTGGCTACGTGCCACCCATTCGAGAAGTCGCTATGCAAGAAATCTGAGGAGACAAATGGCGAAGAAACCGAAGGCACCTGATTTTGAAGAACGCTGGTTGGACCCAGAAATGGCGCGGCCTCGATTTGAGAAGCGCTACAACCGGACCGAGCTGGGCTGGGGAATCCTGAACGAGGTCGAGACTCAGGACAACGACAAGGGCGAAGTCTGCTCGAAGTCGCAAACCCTGGATTTGTTGCCGGGCTCCGGCCTGGTCCTGGATCCCCTTTACGAACAATCAGCGCTTTACGGGGTGGACCAGGTGGTCGAACGCCTGAACCATTGTGACGAACTGGTCGCACAACTGCGGGTCAGAAAGACGAACCTTGGCGACCGGCTGAAAGAGCTGCTCATCGGCGCCGATCGCGTGGTCGGGCTTACCTACGAAGCCGGATGGGATAACAAGAAGTTTTTGGCCTATGGGCCAATCCGCGATCGGGGTGAGGATGATGAGTAACCTTGTCCAGGCTCAAGAAGCCTTGTCGGAACTGTCTGCTTACCGGGAAATCGCGGCTTTTAACGGGTTCCAGATTGGAACCATTCTGCGGTCTGCGGCCGTGGTGGTCGACCAGGCGCCTATGCTGCTGGCCGAACTCAAGCGGCTGCAGAAGGAAGTGAACGAACTCAAGCTTTGTCTTGACGAATCGGCGGAGAACGGGGGAACCTGGAATGTCTAACGGTGTTGCGTTTCCGGGTCGGGCTGTTTGCTCGCAGTGCCGGACTATTGAAGCGGTGAGGAACGTCTACTATGGCGACGTTGTGGTTACGGGCTGCCTTGTCTGCGACCTGCACGGGGAACCGGCGGAGAAGGCTCCGGCTGCGGTGACCAGTTGGAACAAGGTGGCCTGGGCTCGGTTTGAGCTGCTGCAGCAAATGGGGTGGTATCGTGGCTGAGAAGGATTTTCAGGCGAGCATTAAGCGCAGCATTGAAGCTTACGGGCGCGGCCTTTACTTCAAGATTCCAGACATTCCCGTGAGTCAGTTCGGCTCGGGGGCCAACAAGTGGGCTGGACAGAAGAAGCCTTTTGATTGCTTCTGGGCCTTAGAGGGCGGGCTTTTCATTCCAATGGAACTCAAGCAGAAGCGTGGCCTGAGCTTGAACGTGGGCGACAAGGGAGACATTCGGCCCCACCAAGAGGAAGCCGGGCTACACCTGAACGAGCTGGACTTCGCGGCCGTGCTGGTCGTGAACTTTCAACACGTTTACCCGGCCCGGAAGGCGGCGGCCTTGGGCGTCCAGAGCGTTGACCGGGTCTTTGCCGTGTTGTTCTCTCGGATTGTCGAATGGCGGCGGGCCTTGTTGTCCGACTCGATACCCTTGGAAACCTTTGCAATACGCGGGGCGGTGGAACTGGAGAAGCGACCAGGCGGAACTTGGGACGTTGGGGCTTTGCGGGCTTACTGCTGGGGCAGGCATACCGAAGCGCAGGCGTTCCCTGGGATTCTTGGGCGCATATTCGAGGGGGTGGACTATGACGCCTAAGAGCGATGCTGCGCTGGCCAGGCTGGGCGGCCCCTCCCCCCGAGGAATCGGGGCGCCCAGCGCGTGGGCGGCTGAGGTAGCTGCCAGGCATCGGGACCGGGTCGCATACCGGGAACTTCTCAAGGTGCCTATTGAGCGCGACGGGTTCCACGATCGGGCCTGGCTCGAGATGGCGGCCCCCCTGCGGGCCAGGCTGGGCAAGACAGAATGCCATTTGGCTATGCGGTGGGCCTTGCTGGACTACAGGCGGCGGGCTCTCAACGTCTGCGTCAGGGAGGACTGCGAATGCCTTCTCTGCTGCAGCGAGGAGGAAGCCTTCGAGGGACTGGCTCGGGCGGTGGCTCACTATGATGGAACCTGGAGGGTGTCCGTGCCGGCTATTCCGGCCGCATTGCCACCGTGACGGGCCGTGGGGCTCAATTGCCCTGCTCTCGGGCTGGGCACCTGGCGAAGGCGCTGGATG